ACCAGCACTACCAGAAAGAATTAAATTACCAGTTCCAGTTTCCGCAACATAAGAATTTGATCCATCGTGATAAATTTCTAGGTCTTGACTAGCCCCAACAAATATTTTTTGATTATCGGTATTAACAAATATACTTCCGCTATTAACACCAAAGTTGCCAGTTACCTCTGCTCCACCGCTTGTTGTCTCAAACTTTTTACTGTCATCATAGTAAAGACTTACTGAACCATTTGGTTGTGTCAATATGGCGTTATCTGTGCCATGACGAAGATATATATTACCGTTAGCACTATCTATTCTATTATGAGATCCATCATGATAAATTTGAAAATCTGCACCGTCACCGAATTTAACAGAGTGACTATCATCTAATAATATTTCAAAACTATTAGTATCTAAGTCACCGCCTAGCTGTGGTGATGTGTCAGATACTAAAGCAGTAATACCACCGCCTATCTCAGCTATAGAATTATTATCTTTTTTTGTAAATAATTTAGCTGTATCTGTTCTTACAGCTAATTCGCCTGTTACAAGATCACTAGCACTTGGATCGCTACCGCTTGCTCGTTTTAGTCTGATTTGATTAGCCATTGGCTTTACCTCCTAATAGCTATTTTTAATAAGAACCACCGTCTATGTTGAAACTAGATGCAGTTTCATTTTCTAAAAACGTAACTAAATCAGATAATGCAACCTGTTTCATCGTTCCAGCGTCATTACAAATAAATCTGTCTGCTGCTGCAAGAGTTGTCGATGTAGCAGATGTTCCACCATCAAGCAAATTTAATTCAGCAGTTGTTGAAGTAACACCATCAAGAAGATTTAATTCTGTTACTGTTGATGTCAGACTTGTTAATTTTGTTACAGGTAATGTTCCTGTAATTGAGCTAGCTGCAAGATCTACCGCAACTTCAGTAGATTCAATAACAAGTCCACCATTAGCTTTAAGATCAAGAGATAAAGTATTACCAGACTTATCTAAACCGTCACCTGCTGTTATGTTTCCTGCACCACTAAATTGTGCATAAGTTAAGTTATTTGTCCCAACAACAGCAGATCCTTTGTTGCTAGTGCAAACGAACCCATTATCAGCATTAACTGAACCTTGTTCTACGAAGGTGAACATTCCTGCTGCGTCTGCACCAGCAGCTAAATCTGTAGCTCTTGATGGACTCGATCCAACAATATAAATACCGTTTTCTGATGCTGTGCTTTGGTCTTTAACAAGAACTCTGTCATTGTTGGACAAAGTAACACCATCTAATGTATCACCATTATTTAATGCAGTTGAAATTGTTATATTTCCAGTTGTAGCAGCCACCACAGAATCTTTAACATCAAGTCCCTGTGCAGTGCTTTCTACAAAACTTTTTGTTGCAGCATCAGTACCATTAACAGGAGCACCTAAACCTGTGATTGTCTGACCATTTAATCCAACCGAACCTGTTGGAGCAGTCATTTGATCTAATCTTGAAGTTCTCACTTGTGTATCGAAGTCAGAAATCTTCGCTGAAGTTAGTGTTGGTACGTCTGCGACTACAAGTGACCTAAATGTAGGTGCTGCATCACTTCCTGTAGTAGGACCAGATAAAACTTTATTTGCGTTTTGCACTGTTGCTTTATCAAAAAAACTTCCCGTTCCACCGATGGCTTCAATAGTTGTAGCAGAACCTCCTGCTCCACCTGTGCCTACTCCAATAAATAATTTTTTGCTGCCTTCTGCAAAAGCTAATTCTGCATTTTGGAGACTTGTTGGTGCTGAAGATCCTGTAGATCTTTTTATACGAACTGTGTTAGCCATTTTTTAAAAGTTTCCTCCATCAACAAGGGTTAGTTTGGTTGTAGTGCTATCTGCTTTAAATGTATCAGATGCAGCGTGGTAGTAAAGCAAAGCATCATCTACTTTGCCAGAAGCATCAAAGTTCAGACCGCTTATAGAACCACTAGGACCTTGCGGACCCTGAGTAGTAATTTCAACTGTCGTAACATCAGAAACCTGACTGACTACAACTTGATTAGGGTTGCTCATGCTGTATAACCTTCACTTATAAATAGTTTACCCTCTAAATAATAGTTTTTGCTACCACTTGAGTCTGTTAGTAATACGTCATAAAATAAAATACTTGGTGTAAAATTTGCTGTATCTGTATCACTTAAAGAAATATCTACAATTCCATTAACTCTATCTGTATATGCAACAGTCCAATCTGCAAATTTTGTAGACCTATCCTCATTATAAACCTGTGCTGCTACTGTAAATCCACTTAAATTTATAGCTGATCCCGTAGAATCCTTAAAAGTAAGGCGAATCGGAAAATCTGCTCTCCTATCGACAGTAAAATTCTTTTTTCCAGGAATAATTGCCATAATTAAATTTTTATTATGTACATCATAGCTATATTACGAGGTCTAGCTTCCGATCCACCAGCATCGCTCTGTGTAATGCTTACAGTAACTCCAGTATTAGCATTACTCATAGAAAAATCTTGACCAGGATAACCTCCTGATCCTCCAAAACTTACATTTTGACTACCTCCCACTAAGAAAACTCGTTTGTTGCCCAAACTTGTAGCGTGGTTATGACCCGAATCATTAACAGATGCACTAACAGAGTGACCATGACTTAAGTTATTACTTGATTGAGAACTAGCTATTGATCTTCCCGAATCAGTTCCCTTACCATTATCAAAACCCCTTATAAATTCACCTCTTAGATCTGGCAAGTTAAAAGTACTTGATCCATTTCCTGCTCCATAAGTCGTGCCAATAACTGCAAATAAAGCAGCGTAAGTTGTTCTACTGACTGCTGCCCCATTACACTCTAAATAGCTAGAAGGTACGGTTGCTACTGCCATACAGAACACTGCCCCGCTAGGAACACCTTGTACTATAGAAAAACTTAAATTACCCGATCCATCTGTTTTTAAAAATTCTCCTGCACTCCCATCAGCAGCAGGTAATGTGAAAGTTACGTTACTGCTTACACTGGCTGGTGCCTTTAATGCAACAAAAGGAGCACCACTTGAGTCTTGAAATCTTATTGGTAAAGCATTGGTCATATCAAGACCAGCGTTACTAATAGATACTCTTGTTGTACCAGCAGTAGAAAACCCTATGGTGTTAGCACCTGATCGAAACATTCCTGTATCCGTATCTCCATCAAAAGCATAAGCAGGAGAACCAGCAACCGATCCATCATCTCCTAAAAGCTGGCCTGTCATTGTACCACCTGCTTTAGGAAGTAAACCTAAATTTGCTTCATCAACAGAACCAACAGTTGTAAATCCATTATTAGCTGCATTTCTTATTTTTAAATTATTGCTATCACCCGTATCGACATAAGGCATAAAAGCTGCTGTATTAGTAGGATCAGAACCACCACTATTAAGAGTTTTTATTGCATCAAATACTGCATTAAGATCACTTCTTACAGAAGCTCCTGACGCATTGGCTATGTTATAGTCTGATACCTGACTCATTTACAGAATACTTTTCTTTATATTACACCCCTTTACCATATCCTACAGCTTGAAATGTAAACTTTTTATTTACAGGATTGTCTGAACTATCTAATATCTTGATATTAAATCCTGTCCCAGTAACAATATTTCCTGCTGCATTAAGAAAATCACCGTTTGAATCTGTTTTAATAACAAAATATTCACCAGCAGCAGCACCCATAATTGTAATTCCGACAGATGGTTTGAATTGATTTAAACCTCCCAAACCACTAACACCTGCAAAAAATGGTTTGGCAAATGTTACGTCTAATCCAGAAGCAGAAGTTCCAGAATTTTGAGGTAATGTAGAAATACTACCTCCTGTCTGATAATTCTGTTCTGTTCTTGATTGAAACTCTGCGGTATATCCTGCTTGTTGTACATTCATGTTCTGAGAAACATTTGTTGTTTCTAAGATGAGTTTAAATTTAAATCTACGACCCTTAAATGTTCCATTAGCAAAATTATTAAACGCACCAAAAGTACCTGATGCTGTCTGCGATGTTGCTACTTGTATCTGACAATTTGCTTCATCTGCTGCTGTACCATCGAAGTTACCATCTTGTGCATAATCATCCCAAAAAGATCCACTGGGAATAATTGTTTCAATATCTGTTCCTATTACAAAGCCTACAGAACGGATAACTCTTTTTAAATCAAGAGAAAATACAGCACCTAAATCTAAAACGTCTTTAAAAGCATATTCCCCTGTTGCGTTTGTTGCTGGATTTGTAAGTTGCAAAGCACTTGTTGAATTATTAAATGTTGTATTTGTATCTGTACCTTGAAATGGAGGACTATCTAGATCTTCTCTATCCTGTAATATCACCTGTGTATCTACAAGGTCAGGTAAATCTTGAATTATACTGGTTTCTCCAGTACTGAAATTTCCCTGGTCATCTTGAAATTTTAAAATATACTCTCCCTCTAAAGAAGGAACAACAACATCTGTAGTATTACCAGCTAACGCAGTAACAAGATCAACTGAGTTTTGGAACGTACCGCTTCCGTCTGTCAGATTACTGTGCCTTACATAAATTCGTCCTCCGTGAAGAACATCTGGATCTACAGCTTTTGCCCATCTAAGCCTGACCAACTTATTAGTAATTGGTTCCATAGATAGGTTCTGTACATTACCAGGTGGATCTGTTTTGCCTACCGCATTAAAAGTTAAATTAGTTGATGTGGCTGATAATTTAAGAGCAGCATTATAAGAAAACACTTGAAACTCATACGTTCCAGCTTCAGTATTTACTAACTCAAAGTCTGGTCTAAATACAATTTCACTTACCCAGTTTGTATTGTTAAATCTATACTGGACAAGATACTGACTGACACCTGTAACAGAAACCCAAGATAAAATTAATTTAGTAACAGCAAGAGCATTTATAACAACAATTCTTTCTGATGCCTGTAAGTTTGCTGGTGGATCTTTCGGCTCATTCAGTAAAGAAATATTTCTTGCAGGTAAACTTATACCTTGTTCAATGTTGTTATATTTGCCATCAAGATAAGTAAGGGCTGTTATTGCAAAGTTTATGCCATCTTGTTCTTCTACAGTTATTACTCTAAAAGTTTGAGCCTCTAAAGTTGAACTTTGAACAAGCCAGATACTATTTACATTTGGTGTTGCAGACAAGGCAGAATCTAAAGTTATAACACCACTAACGACACTAAGGATATTTTTTGTTTCAACTGATCCATCAGGTAATATCACGCTGCACTTTTTATTTGTACCTGTAAAAGTATCAAGATCCTTTACGTTATCTACTGTTATAGCAGTGGTTGTAGCAGATTTTATACGACCACTTCTACGCTCTCCACCTCTCACTGGATCGTTGATAGAAATAACAGATCCAGGTCTGACTATAGCTCCAGCATCTATTGATGTTGTAAAGCTAACTACTTCAGTTTCTTGTTGCTCACTAAATAGAATTGCTTTACCTAATCTTTGAGCTTGACCACGAGAAGTACAGGCAAATGCTTTTACATCTTTTTTAATTATTCCTAACTTATTTTGAGCAGTCGTATCTTCTACAACTTCATAATCTATCTCTCTGCTGTCCATGTTGAAATAGCTGACATTTATCACTGTGTGTCTTTGTTTTAAGCTGCTACCTGAGTAACTGAATCCACCTTCACCTACATTTGCCAAACTGAACAGATAGCTTGGATCAGTAGGTCTATCCTGCGAGATAGTTACAGAACCTTCGGACCAGATAGGAAAACATCTCATCACTCCAGCTAGTTCATTTATTAAAGTAAATGCTTCTGTTGATCCCTGTATATTGACATTGCAACTAAATCTAGCCTCCTGCCCTCCAAAGCCATCATCTACTAACTCATTAGCATACTTACTGGCAGCAATAAAACTAAATAAATCTAGGTTGCTATCTGTGATGTGCGTTCCAAATCCATACCTTTCAGTAGTAAGAAGATCAAGCAATATTAAGGCAGGACAAGAACACCATTGAGCAGCACCCATTGTTCCATTAAAGATATAACCACTTGGATAGATAACTCTTCCTGTCTGTAAATCGACAGTGGGAGTACCAGAACTGGAAGCACCTGCTCCTGGGATTCGCACCTTTACTCCACGAATACGAAAAGCTCTTTTTGGTATAGAACTAAACTGTTCAGAATCTATTCTTAGGTTTGTATAAGCACTATTTGGATAAGTCTGTTTATCATCGACAACTTCACTGATACTTGTCCAAGTGAAAGAATCTACAAGTTGAGTCGAACTACTATCTGCTGTTACTCTTACAACTCTAATATCAACAGGAAAAGAACCTGTAAATGAAATACGGTATTCTTTTTGGTACGCATCAGCAGTTCTACCTGTAATCGTGTCATTAATTACGTCTGTAAAACCACCACCGTTGTATTGAACTTGTATCTTTAGGTTGACAGAAGAACCTAACAAATCACCTTCATCTGTAGCCTTTTGTAGTTGCGGAAATGTAACCGTAACTTTTACAGCGTCAACAGCAGTATTTGTTATCTGACGAGTAACAGGAGAAGAATTTGTTACTGTAACTCCAACACTTGATGTAGATTGACTACCTTCTATACCTGGAACGTGACTTTGGTTTGACGTTCCAAAACGAGGTGTAAAGCCTACATTTTGAAAATTAAAATCTGCTGTTTGTGGATTAGTATTGCTGGCACTTGCATTGAGAATAGGAGTATCGTTTAGAAATATATCTTTTAATGCAGCATTGTTATAAGCTGTAGATCCTTTAGATAACCCTGCTTTTGAGGGGGTAGCAAAACCTTCTATCTCTCCCTCAGAGATTAGATCCTGTATTGATGCAAACTGCCTACTATTTAATGTATCTGGTGCTCTATATGGAGGAGGTGGAGTTGGGGGAGGACCACCTGCTCCTCTAATAATTTTATCCGTCATGCTTGTACCTGATTAGTGTCGATTCCTGCTGAGATCACCACTGAGCCAGTCACGATTTCTCCATAACAAATTGGGTGGCTAGTTCCTGCTCTTGATGTATTTTGCACCCCAGAAAAACTGAATGATATTCTAGGATCTTGTTCATTAACAACGTCTTTGGGTTTTTGATACAACAAATCACTTACACCCAATAAAACAAGACCAACTCCTAAATTTGCGACTTGAGCAGCTAATCCACTACCAAAAAATCCAAAACCTTGAGTCGCATTAAGAGCAAAACCTGTACCTCCCGAAAACACTCCAACACCTATCAACACTGCACCTAATAATAATTTCCTCGCTCCTCCACCAGCACCAGTGATGACAGGAACAATGCTAATGTCAGATTGTCCTATGGGATTATGAATATCTTCTTCTCCTATTTCGTAATCATTAACCAATACCTGATAATACCGATCTGCCATGTGTGCTTCCAATTTTGGAAAGTTACTAACCAAAAATCTCATAGCATCAGCAGTAGAAGTAATTACTGCATCAAGTTCTTTATGTCCAACAAACTCTGCCAGTTCTCCGTAAAGTCTAACTGTTCTGAGCATAGCGATACCTCTTACCAGT